CGGAAGCGCAAACGCTCGTTAGCCGCAACGGTTACGTTAAGTGCTGTACCGCTTACTGCAAGAGAACGAGTCGTAACTGCCGCAAGAGCAGAACCACCAGTTGTCTTTGTAGTAACGTCATCACCCGTGGAAAGCATTGCATCAGACTTAGCACCTGCGTTACCTCCGTTTGTCAGAGAGAACGTAAGATAGTTTGTGTTGCTCGTAGCGAGTGCTTCAACACCGCTGAAATAACAACCTACAAGCGTTCCTGCACGTTCAATAAGCGCATAACCGTCCGTGTTACCAGTCGTGGCAATCGTCGCAAGGTTAATTTGCTGAGTAAACGTCTTGATGGCGGTCGAAACTTCTGTAACGCCAATGGAACCTGCTGCGGCTTGGATATCTCCGGCAAAAGTCGCAGGGGATACGGTAGCGTCGATGACGACAGTCCCGTTATTGAGGATTTTTGCACCCGCAAGGTCGATATCACGATTGAAAATTTTTGACATATCTCTATTTATTAAGAATAAAGGGGAGTTTTTTACGCCCCCCTTATCTAACTACTAGAGCCAGCTTGCAGAGTTGACTTTAACGTCAACGAGCGACTGCGCACCTTCAGCGAAGGTCTTCTTTCCGTACAAGCAGTAAGGCTTAACGTATACGCCGAATTGCTTAGGGATAGAGTCAACCTGTACTCCGATTTCGTCCTGGAGAACCATGTCAACAGAACCCTTTTGACCGAACAAGTTGTGAGAAATCTGCAATGACCAGGTATCAGCAGAAGCAGTAAGCGTTTCACTTACTACAACGTATCCGTATCCCTTCGCAGTAAAAGTAATAGTATCTACGGAGTTGTTAGCAGTTGCAACGATACCACGCATCAAGTTCTGGTTTGCGGTAGAAAGAGCAACACCCTGTGCGGTGGTCGTACCAGGAGCGTTGACAAGAGCGGCAAGGTTAGTTGCAGCAGCATCAGCGGATCCGCCAATCAATACGTTTCCAGGGGTAGAGCCAAGAGTAGTCTTGTATGTGTATACAGCACCGTTAACCGTTACCGTATCTCCGTCAGTTGGCTGAGTAGCCATACCGAGCGTTGCAGTCCAATAACCGTTAGTCGTGTCGTAGCAATCGAAATGGAAGTAGTTACGTACATAACCATTTTGACCGTGTTGATCTCCGCCAGCCGTTTCACGTCCAGCAAGGGAGTATCCAAGCTGTTCAGAAAGGTAAGGGTTCATGTTAGCGAATGCACCTGCGCCCATTGGCTTCATGTTACCCATTTGAGGACGTGGATCGTTCAATCCAACGATATCAACGTCACGCAACTTCATTTTGCGAGAAGCAGCAGGGAAGATTTTGAGAACGTTCGTTGCATCAATTGTGATACCTTGTCCGGAAGTACCTCCGAAATCACCAGCATCAAGCGTGTTGAGTGCGCTTGCGGCTTCTGCGAGGTAATCAGCGTCAACGTACTTGTTGATAGCTTTGATACCGTCGGAAGCGAGGCGAGCTTGGATGTCGGTCTTATGCTGAATCTTATCGAAACGGTCAGCAGTCAAAAGAATCGCAGGGGTGGTGTTTACCGTAAGCGTTTCAGTTGCCTCAGAGTAGGGTTGCTCAGTCATGTCAGTACCACGAGTATATGTATCAGCGTATACACGTCCAAAGGTTGGGCGCACAACGGATTGACCACTCTCAAGGTTTGGCTTTTCTTCAAAGGAAGCCTGTGCTGCAAAAACTGGGGTAGAGTAACGAGTAACTTGCATTCGCTTCGAAAGTTTTGTTTCGAATACGTTTGTATTAGCCATAATTTATATTAAGTTTAATTTTGTCTCCATTTGCTCGTATTGCTTTCCTGCCATTTAAGGAATTTGCGGTACATTGCAGGGTCGTTATCAGCCATAGCGATTTCTTCTTCATCTGTGACTTTTGAGAAGTCCATAACTTCAGAAGAACGTCCGCCTGATGCCTCTGCTGAGAATCCATTTTTGAACTCAAAGTCTTCACGACGTACCTTGTAAATATCCTCTAATGCGTAGGTGTTGTAGCCATTAAAGGCTAGGTTAACTACCTTCTCCCGCACATCTTGGATATGCTGAGGAGTAACACCTGGAAAGTCTTTTGTGAGCAGTGGCAGTACCTTTTCATCAAATTCGCGCTCTGCTGATGTCTTTTGTGCCATCATTTCACGCTCTTGGATGATTTGATCGTATTTTGATAAATCTTGTTGAGGGATCGACTTCTTAAAAACATTGAGGAGGTCTTTTGTTACCTCTGGCGCAATGCCGTGCTTTTGTGAAATCGCATCCAGCTCACTATCAAGAGGGTTTGGCTGATTGCTTCGCAATTTAGCTTCATACTCTTCTTTCATGCGCTGAATTTCAGCATCCTTTTCCGCTAAAGCCTCTTCACGAGCCTTTTCTGCGGCTTTACGCTTTTCCTCCTGTGCTTTCTGCACCGGCATGGTCCACGTAGGACGCTTCTCTTGTGGAGGTACTGGTTTTTCTTCAGGTTTCGCTTCTGGCGTAACCTCTGCCTGTACTTCTACTTCCTCATTCATTTCACCGTTTTCGTTCTGGTCGAGAACTTCTTCGTCTTGCGACATAAGATAAGATTTTTATAAACGCTTGACTGCGTCGGTCGGCTGTTGTGTTCTGCCCCGAGAACTAAAAAGGTTTATATCGCGCGTCCACGCATAAAAAAACTCCGTACTTTTGGGAGTACGGAGCTGTCTCTAAATGCTAAACGACGAAGTAAAACACTTAGGGGACAGCGCTGTACCCCCAAAATTTTCGTCGTTTAGATTGTAAATGAGCTAAAGGTAACTAATTTCTTTATTTTTCTTCTCGCAGAACTGTTGAGCGAGGGTCAAATATCCTTCACCATGTACAGAAAGCTCGTAACTTCTTACTAGCTCGGATGCACCGTTCACGTCTTTATAAACAAGCGCACTTTCTGATAGCTCCCTCACATAATGCTCATGGTGCGCTCTTTTAACTCCTACGAGTGCAGAATCCGGAATAATTATACCAAATGGGGTAGCCATAAGCCCATCATTATTACGCCTTGCTCCTGCCTTATTAAGTGCTTCCTCAAGAGTGGTTTTCTTTTCAGATAACTTCTCTTTGATGTTCTTGATATCTTCTTCTGAATACTGAGGTTCTGTCACTTTTGCATCTACAGCTTCGGAACTCATTACTGCATCGTATTCCTTCTGTAAACGCTCCTCTTTCCAAAGGTGATGTACCTTTACACCCTTTGCAACGAGAGCTTCTTTTAATTCTTCTTTCGTCATAGTTTATTTACTTTATATTCCGTGTTCTTCTTTGTGTATTCTGCGATCGTAAACTTTCGCAAGAACCATTCCCAAGCGTCACGCTCTGCAAAGAGTTTGTCACGCTCACGTTCTGTAACGGAAGGGTCATCAAGAAGTTTTGAATTGACTGTATCAATCTTTATTTCCAACTCTTGTATTATATCAAATACGACAGGATTGTTTCTTAACTCAAGGGTGATGTCGGCGACTTTATACCGCTTTTCTAAGCGATTTATACGCGCTTCTTGAGAAGGATGCTTTTGTGCTAGCTCTTGAAAGTCAATCATATTATCTCATCATGCTAGAAACTTGCTGTGATGCGCTTGCTGTGCCGGATGGTGTACCAGCGACGGGCGTCATTGGCTCGTTAGGCTGTGCTAACTGTTGGTTTTGCTCTTGTTGTGTTGCGTCCCCTGGTACTGCGAGATTGCCTTGAGGAGCTAACATACTCGCCATTTGCATACGCTGTTGGTCACGGTTCATGTTGTCCATGACGATACGTTGGTGAGCATTGACGTATGCGAGCAACTTATCAAAGTGTTCTTTCATTTTCTCGTCAATCTTTCCGCTTTCGTTTCCGTTCTTATCAAGAAGAACCCAGTTTAACTCAGTGCGGGCGTAATCAATAATACGGTTCACAAATGCCATGCCTGCGCCTTGATTGAGTGGTGGCATGTTACCCAGGAGTACATCCTGGATTGCCTGGTCTGCCTCTTCAATCTGGTCACGGTCAAGTGATGCCTGAGCATCCATAGCTTCTGCCATATCTTCATCATCAAAGCCCGCATTCTTAAGAGTGGTACGGATAACCCATTTCGGATTGAGCTGTTGAGGGAACGCCGCCACAAGCCCTTGTAGTGCCTCAGCCTTCTGTTTCGCTTGTACTGCACTCATTTCCTGCTCTTGTGAGCCACCAGACACGAGAACATCATCAACATCATCAACGTCTTTGAAATCAACCTTTGAGAGTTGCTGTAGCTTGATGCCTGTCTTTCCGAGCATTTCAACCTGCTTTGTAGCAGTAAGGTGCTGTTTAAGTCCCCAGAAGAAACGGTATCCCATGTGGGCGTAACACTCCGAGTATTCTTTGTTGATTGTACCGATACGGTCAGCCTCTTGCTGTAATTTGCCGTAGTACACGCCAACTTTAGGGTCTGTAGAATCAACTCCCGGATCCGCGACTCCGCTCTTGTTCTGAATCATCGTATCGAGGAATGTAGCAAGGTTGATGGATGCAGAAATCTCCGGAGTTTCAACGGTGATAATGTTCGGGTCTTTTCCTGCATTACGGAGAATTACGTTATCAGGTACATAGTCCTGCAATTCGTTTACATCCATCAAAGCACCGGCATCCACGATACGCATCGGACGTGTACGGCGCTTGTCGTTCTCGATAGCATTGTTCAAGATAAGACGAATAGCCTCAGCGATTGGGTACGCATCGTCACATGGACCTTTAGACCAGTAATTGTACTCATCGTAATGCGTAGCCCAAGAAACATACGGAGTTTTACCGTTCTTGAAAATATCAGAAAGCAACTCTGCACGAACCCATATTTGTGAATTTGGCTCAAAGAGAAGGTAGTACCACGTACCCTCATAGCGCATGATCCATTCGGTGAGGTTCACGCCTTCCTGTCCTGCAAAAGATGTAGTTTCAACATCAATACCAAGTGCTTTGAGACGGTTAAACTTATTCTGTACAACCTGCTGTTGTCCGTCCTTCATTGTTTCCTTTGGTGCGTTCAACTTTGCAACCTGTGCTTTGGAATATACCCCAGCTTCTGCGCCTAACTTAAGTGATACGTTTGTTTTGAAGATGTCCGTTTCTCCATGATAGTTGCCTTCCTCAAGAAACCCTCGTGTTGGGTCACATACGAACGAATAGATATCAACAACATCAAGATGACTCTGGTACTGATTGTTTACTGAAGATGCGTATACCTTTGCGACTGTACGACCTGTGAGAATAGCCATCTTTTTGAGCGCACGGTCTTTGCGTTGCCATCCTGCACGAGTAGATGAAGACTCTTGCACCCATGCCGCCTGTACCTTGTCGGAAAGCGTAGCTTTATTTGGGATTTTGAACGTGAGTGTAGGAGGATTGTCAATCTTCGAGTAAAGCAAATCAACTTGCCCCGCAAGAATAGGGAATGGAATATTTGTGATTGCATCGTTCAGCTCAATTGTTTTGTTGTTATACAAATCATTAATCTCAACGAGAATATCCATGCGTTTCTTCTTTGCGCGCAATCCTTCTGCAAG